CAAACCGGTAATCCACAGCAGCCGCCCATTTCTTTGCCGTCTTCGCCAGGCGGTAAGCCTTCACCTTCTCGGCAGGGGAAAACAACTCCCACTTATCCCTCTCCGTAGTAATCAAAGACGCCTGCTCCACCAGGGCCGCTGCCTCATGGCACACAGCCTTGGCCCGGCAATACCGGCAAGCTTCCTCGCTGCAATAGCGCGGGGCGTCCGGGGCCATAGCCGCCTTGGCGACAGCGAGAGAACGTTGTTCGGCCTGGTCAATCGCTTCGGTATCATAAAATGCCACGGATGCGGGACCGGCTACCCGCGGCTGGATAACAGCGGCGTAAATGCCTTGATGAATGACGTTGTCATTCTGCTCCTTTTGGGCCACCAAAGGGACAAGGGCCTCAAGCTGGCGATTGGCCTCGGCGGAATCCACCTCCACACGGCCAAATTTCCAGTCCGCCACCAGCATGAAGCCGGCATCGGGGCAATTCACTTCAAACAAGGCGTCCCACTGTCCGGAATAGTACGCAGTCCCGAACAGGTTGCGGTAAAACACTCTTTGTTCCGTGGAGATCAGATAAAACACGGCGCCGGGATGATCTCTCTCAATCATCTCTTTCACCCCGTCCAACATACGCAGGGCGCGTTCGCAAAGTTCCACCTGTTCCGCAGTCAAGGGGGCGCCTTCCCAGGGTTCCCCGGTCAGCAACTGTTCCATATAGGCGTGCAGCAAGGTTCCTTCGTTCGCCGCGGCGGAAATTTCATCCGGGCAAGACTGCTCTAAGGTAAAAGAGCCGGGACACAGCGCCAGCCGGCCAAATGCGGAGGCGGAGGGCAGCCCCTGGCGGGGATCATAAGTCGATAACGTATCCATGTATCTGCTTCTCCTTCCTATTGCGCTTGAATTTCAGCCAGCACAGCCTGCATCTCTCCCAGGTTCCCCAGGCAATCTTCCAGCTTTGCGGTAGTGAGCTTCTTCCAGCTATCCACCTTGCCGCCGGACGCCTTCTTAAACACGGCATTCAACTCCTCTTCCGTGCAAGACAGGGCTTCCATCAACCGGATATGAGGAGGGGGAATCTCCGCGTCGCTTTTGCCGGGGATCTCTGCGGCAACTGGGAGACGCGGGGAGTCAGCAACCTTCTCGGCATCCACAACGTCCCCCATGGAAGCCCTGGACTTGAACAGGGGCGGCTTAATATCCGGCTGGCTCTTGCCGGCAATATCTTCCGCCTCTCCCTCCACGCTCAATCCCAGCAACGCTTCCGGGCAATTCGTCCGGGCGAAAAACGCCGCGGCACGGTACTTGTACATCTGTTCTGGCATCGTCTGCCACTTCTTCCCCCATCCTTCGGCCTTCACCATCTCCGGGGTAATCCAGGTTCCGTAAACATTCTGTCCCGTTTTCAGCTGGGCACACATTCTCACACCCTTCTGAAAATCCTCCTCATTACGGTACTCGAACCAAGTCGCCGAGAACTTCGGGCAGATATTCACAAGAGCAATAGCAAACTGTCCGGACCAGGACGGGCGATTCTGAACCACGTAAAGATTCTGCATGATCATCAAAGGGTCCATCCGTAGCCGCAGGGCAGTATTCAGGGCGATGAAGCAAGATCCGGGGTTATTCTGGTAGGTAACAGGCACCATGCTGGAGGAGGCAAGCATTTCGGCGGCCTGCTTCGCCATCTGGAACTGTTCACTGTTAGCAAACGCTCCCAGAACGGACAGTTGCTGTCCTTGCTCTTGTAAAGTCAGGGATTCTGTTGTAGTGGTATTCACGTTATTAGTATTCTATTGGTTAGCTATTGATAACAGGCCGGGGTTCGGTTGCCGCCGTCCCCGGCTATTTTGTTTCAGTTTTTCAAGGATTCGCGGTACTCGCGACGCTTTTCGAACCAAAGATCTTGAGATTTTAGTCGGGCCTCGTCTTTGGTCACTCCCGTGCCGGCTCCAAAAAACACGCAATAAACCACTGGGTTGATTTTATCCGTCAGTTTAACGCGAATTTTAAAGCAATTACGACTCTCGTAGATATAATAAGGGCACGGTCTTTTCTCTATTGGCTGAATCAAATCTAACCTCGAAAAATCCACAAACCCTCTTCCGTTTGGGTCAATACGTTTATCTATCTTAACGAGTACTCGTCCATCGTGGCTTTCGTTTTCGAGAACTTCATATTCTATCCCTTCGGGTAGCATGCCATCCCATTTTCTACCCTTGTAATCGGTCGTGACTATATCGCCCTTTCTGAATTTCCTCTTCGGGTCGTATTTCAAAGAAGCTGGTTCAAGGTCGCAGGGGCTGATGTAGGTTTCTTCGTCGTCGGGCAACCGGACATGCACGGATAGGTCATTATTTATCCCTTCAATTATTGTCCCTGTGATTTTTACTTTTGTTCCAACAGTGCAATCTTTAAATTCCATTTTATTTATTTTGTTAATCAGTTAAAAAAGGTTTTCATCAGCTGGAAGAAGACAAATAAGATAAATCCTCCTGCCAAGACGATCAGAGACCCCACAAAAAAGGCCATGACATTTTCAAAGAGACTTTTTATCCAGAAAGCTTTGGGCTTAGCTTCTTGGGTGTAGTTCCAGCTCCGTTCCGCGTCGTCCGGGATGCCGTTGAGGCGTTCCCTGGCGCACAAAGGGCACAGAAACCGGGCGCAGAAGACCCCGTTCTGATGGTCCCCTACCAGGGACATCCATGAAGTCGAGGCTTTCAGCGGCTCGGCGCACATGTAACAGCGCGTCGTCTTGGACGGGTGCGGGTTGTCGGTGAGCGTTTCCACCATCCCCTTGTAGGGGCCACGGTCGATCAGGTGTTGATACGTAGTCATGATTTTTGGATGTCTCTTGTTTTTTCCATGTAGGCGTCTACATCGGACACCAGGAAAGTAGTTATCATTCCACTCTTTTTCCCTCCTAACTTCTTGATGGCGCCTTCCCTCACTCCGCGCTGAAGGATAGGAATGATGCCCTGTTCAGTCTTGAAATTGAATCTTTTGGCCAGAGTGGAAACCCGGGCATACTTCACGCCATCCGCATCGGATGAAGGAGCTGGATCCTTTTCAGGAGATTCCAGAGCCGGATTTTTCGTCAACTCATCCAATGCCTGGGAAAGTGTCTTGATTGTGTCCGCTTGTGCGTCCAAGGCCCTTTTTAAGCACAACATTGTTTTTGTGTAATTGCCCATATTTAGCTTCTGTTGATTGTTAAATGGCCGCCCGGACGGGACTTTACGCCGCCCCGCGCCTGCCAGACCGTATTACTCTTTTCCGTTTCGATTTGTATTTTGGTTTTGGTTTTAGGCCCCACCTGGGCCGGGCGATTGGTTAAAAGTCGTTTAGTCGTCGTAGTGTCCGTCCGGGTTGTCGCACTGCTCTGCGTGGTCAACTTCCCATTGGTCAATCGCTAATTCCAACTCGTCCTTGATGCCCTCCGCTTCCCGGATGGGGAGGTATTCTCCATTTATCCGGATACACTTGTTGTCGTTATCGTATTCAATGATCATGGTTGCCGGAGGATTTAGATTTATTCACCAGCTCGGAAAACTCGTCTACTGGCTCGGAGGGCAATAATGCGCCGGGAATGAGTGCAAGGCTCAACCCTAAAAGACGCCTGGCTTCATAGATTTTTTGTACATATTGCATCCGGAATTTTTTATCTTCCGAATCGCAAGTGGAATAATACATATGAGCATCCTCCCTCGTTAGGATCTTGAGAACCTTGTCCAGCTCGACAAGGAGGCCGACGATTGTTTGTTCTTTGTTCATAGTTAATCTTTTGTTATCATTGTAAAAACCATGATAAGGTTCATAACGAATGATAGAGAGGTCGTTATGAACGCCCAGGCTACCAAGCATTGCCAGTCAGTCATCATTTAGCCTCCTTTCGTGTTATTCTCGCGGTGCCGGATATAAAGAGTTCCTCACCGTCCGGTTTAGTGACCAGATAGCCATAAATATCATTTTTATAATCACTTATTGCCTTCACGCACTCAGGGTCACTAGTGGAAAAAGAAATATCGAGAAGACCTGGCTGTTCGATCTTAATAATCCATTCCCGTTCCCCTTTCCAAATCCAGTCATAAGGACGTGGGTTACAACCTCCCAGAACAAGGCAGGAGAAGACGAGGGCGACCAGCGCTTTCACTTCTTCGCCTCCTTCTGCTCGGTTTTATTCCCCGTCATCCGCTTCAACAGCCATACTTGACCTTTAGGCGTCAGATACGGTGTTGCTTTGCTTTCCGCTCTTCCGCTCGCATGCTGGATAATCCGGTAACTGACCCGAAAACGACCGGCTTCCACATGTTCCTGGGACGGCACGTTGCGGCGGTTCCCTGTCTTCCCAAGGATGCCTTCATTGCGCAGCAGCTCAAAAAGCCGGTTCTGTCCGATTTCCCGTCCGTTCTGTGCCAGCACCTTGGCGAATTCTCCAATCAGCATGCAGCCGGCGGAGACTTCCACGCTCTTTCCAAATTCCGTGTAGGGAGCGTCCTCTTCTATCTTAGCTTCAAGAGCTTTTCTTTTGTCCTGCTCATCTTTGAGCGTCTGAAATACCTTGATGGCGTTCTCAGGCTTGGAAATCAACTCAAGAAGTTTCTCGCCTGTGGCGTAGATGCCGTGTTTGCGTATCGTCGGGAGGACTTCTTCAGTTACCCACTTCTTGAACTTCTTTGCCTCCGGCTTTCGGGAGCGGAGAATCAGAGAGTAAAGCCCGGATTCGTTGATGATTGATACTTGCTGAGGACCTCCAGGGGTGTAGATATTATCTATACCCCTTTCGTCGTCATCCAATACCTTTTTGAGAGTATCGCTGGTGTTGTTGATTTCCAAGGCCTCACAGACATCCTTGGCGACAAACCAAGGATCGTTGTTGATGATGACTGTCCGGACAGAACAGCCAAGCGCGGCATTGTTGAATGGTACTATGTTGTTGTTCATGTTTCTTCTTATTGGGTTCAATGTAAAAGCTATTGCCTATACATCCGTTTAAGACTATCCTCTGGGTTTATGGTTTTTTTCCAATACTTGGCAGAACTGCTTAAATTCGCTTGCAATTATGCAGGCATAATCTTTTCCGCAGCGGCAGTTTATCTTTTCGCTCCTCAAAGCCTTCTTGAGGCCCTGCATATCAGCTATTCTTCCCATGATTACCGCGATATTGCGGGATTCGTGTTCCTTATTTCCGGATGCGCCCTGCTGGAAAAGGTTTGGAACACTATCAAAACCTCTCGCTCCAAGGCAGAATCCCGTAAAAAGGTGATCAAGCGTCTCCATGCTCTCACTCCAGAAGAGAAAAATGTTCTGGCTAGATATATCTTTTTCAATACCCGAACACAGAAATTTGATGACAGGGATGGCGTCGTAAATGGTCTGATAGCAGCCGGCATTCTTATTCGGCTCTCCTTTTATGGAAGCATTGTGACCGGGTTTGACGTCAACATCACCGATGTTGCCTGGGAGTATCTCAAAAAGAATCCCCACTTGCTGAGCTAAGTAATCCATATTTATCGGTTGGCAGTTTCGGTTTTCTTTACAGGTGGTTCACCACCTATAGATAAAAAAACTCCCTTCTTTTTGATTCTCTTTTTTAGAGGTGGTTCACCACCCGCGAGTAAAAAAACTACTTGCCCGGAAACTGATCTTTGTTCTTTCCGCGCAATCAATTTTATTTGCTCAAATAAGTCAATAGGGAGGTTAATTGTTATTTGCTTTTTCTCGTATTTCTCGGGCGATGTTTTCATAATCTTCGGGTGTAAGGATTACGTTTTGAGTTTGTTGAACTAAATAAGCGGTAATGATTTCAGTCATCGTCATATTCAGTTCTTTTGCTCTCTTTTGAAATTTTCGGAAGAGGACGATGGGGATCCATACTGAAATCTGTTTTTTGTCTATCTTCCGTTGACTTGGCATGCGCTCAACATAATCGGTGGTTAACCACCAGTCAACACTATTTTTCATCTTTTTTACATTTTTTTCATCCAGCATCATTCCGGATCTCCTTCCTAATTTTTTTTCATCATTAGAATTAAGCGCGTAATGTAGATAAGTAGACACATCTACATTGATATGCACACCTAAGGAATCTTTGATCGCCGAACGAGGAAACGAGGAGATTGACGAGTTCATTTCTTCTTCTCATCCTTTTGAGTGATGTTTCGCAAGATCCTCTTTGTGGTTCGCCGGCAACCCTCCACAATACCAAGGCCGAAACAAGCGCCCCCGAACATCACAGCCAGCAAGAAAAACACAAGCATCACGTTACCCGACATAGACGTAACCCTTTCTTGCTGAAAATTTATCTCCTAATACACTAATATTTAGTGCGTTATAATGCGGGGGG